CAGAATACCCAGATGGAAAAGGTTGCCGTCGCCGACGTCGAGAACGTAATGGTTGATTCGTTCCAGGCGTCTCGTCTGAGTACCGCGTTCGCCGAGACATCGCACACGATCCAGCCCATGGGCAGGCGCCCGAGACCGTGGAGATAGACCGAGGCGGTCCCGGCCGTGACTCTCTTTCCCTCGAGGTATCGGCCATCGATCAGCGGGCATTCCTCGAGTTGGCGAAAGAATTTTTTCAGGTTCGCCTGGATTGCGTCGGCGGCGGGATTCAGCCCCGCCCCTGTCGGAACGTAGTTTTTCGGCTTCATCTCGTCCGCCCGTAGGTTTTGCGGTAGGGAATGCTTCGACCCAGATCCCGATTCATGGCCGCGTTCAGGATGACCTGTTTCGCCTCCATCTTGCGACCCATCCAGAAGTTGAAATCCGACTCCTCACGGGCCATGAGTTGGGCGCAGACATCCCAGACCACATAGTTGGTCCAGGCGAACGGCACGTTCCAGGTGATGGAGTCGGTGAGGTCGCTGTAGACCGCGGGCTTGCTGTCGGCGACGACCTGGGCGCCGAACAGGTAGCAGTCGACGACCGTCACGCCACCCACGAACGCGTTGTCCGTGTCCGCCTGGGCGGGCCCGACCTGAAAGGTGTGGGCGGCGGCGGTTCCGAGAAAGGTCATACTGCACCGATACCAGCCGTCGCCCATACTTTGAATCGCTCCCGTCGAGGCCGTGGCTGTGCCCACGACCCCCGTGTCCAGATCAAAATAGCAGGAGGCCGCGGCCGTATTGCTCGACATGTACAGCCAGTCGAACGCGGACGCGCCCTTCTTTGCGTACACCGAAAAATTGTGATTCACCGCAGTCAGCGTTCCCGCTCCGGTCACGCCGTGGGCGACGTTCATGGAGTAGGATTTGACCGAGCAGGCGTTCGTCCGGCCGTCGACGGGGTTGGCCGCGGCATAGGCGGTCACGACGTCCCGGGCGGTATCCAGTTTCGTCCAGGTCGCGTTGTCGAACGCCTCGCCGTTGGAGATGATCAGACTCGAGAGTTGCGGGCAATGGGGCACGTACCAGACGTTGAGGTCGAACGCGGCTCCGGGCAGTCCCTGGAACACGAGCTTGTTGCCCATCTGCAGGTATCGCAGGTCCTGTCCGTTGGTTACCGGGGTAACTGTCGTCGCCCAGTTCTTGTATTCCTTTTGATTCATCCGGGCGATCTCGTATTGGCAGCCCGCGTCCTCGTAAAATACCTCGAGCAGCTTGTAGCAGGCGGGCATCCCCACGGGGTAGTGGCCGTCTGGTAGCACCACGTAGTCGAGAGTCGCGACGGTCGCGACCGTGGCCCTCTCCGTGAAATAGCCCTCCCGCTGATCCACGAGCAGATCATAGAGTTCCGAAATCGCTCGGTTGATCTTGCGTATGTGCTGGGTCGAGTCCGGCCATCCAGACCCGGTCATGTCGACAGAGTCGAGGATTTCCGCCTGCAGTTGCGCGAGCGTGACCACGGCCATGGGGGCGCCTCCTTAGAGTAGGGACTCGATAGCCAGGCGCAGGGCCGAGGAGAACCCTTCCTTATCCTCGTCCCGTAGTGCCGAGAACGCCTCGGCGGCCGCGTCGTCGAACGCGCTGGTTTCCTCGGGGGCCTCGTCATCCATCCCTTCGTCCTTGCCCTTGTCCATCATGCCCTTCGGCTTACCCATGAGAATGATTCCTAGACCTTTTTTTTCAGGCATGTCGGTCTCCTTAAACCGTCGTCCAGGACATCTTGACGGAGAAGTGGATCGAGTCATTGTCCGAGGGATCGCCTACCGCCGCGGCGCTGTAGTCCCAGACCCGGATGACCAGAGTATTGCTCGCCTTCGTCCAGAGACCGAACTGGGCGATGAGGTCGAAATTCGTGGTCGCCACGGTTTCGTACTGGATATTGACGTTCCCGGCGATGAGCGCCTGGTAGTAGTCGGAGAACGTGACTGTGTAGATTCCCGCGCCCGTGTGGGCGACGCTGAATCCCTGGCCCGTAGTGACGTCGACGTCACCCGATCCGTCAACAGTGAAATTTCCGCAGATCTCGACGATGCCGCGCTGGAAACACTTGATAGGGTTTTTGGATAGCATTGTTCGGCTCCTTATCTGTTCACAAGAAATTTCAGGTGAAAGTGAATCCAGCGATTCGCGGCGTAGATCAGATCGATGACCGCGGGCGTATGTGGGTTGTAGGTCGTGATGACGAACGTCTTACTTGCCTTCGTATAGAGTCCGATCCGCGCCTGCGCCTGGGGCAGGGTGGCCTCGGCGTTCGGGAGTTGGATGGCCGCGTGCGACTCGATGAGTTGGGCGTCGTTCCATCCCCGGTCGAGAGTCACTGTGTACTCTCCCGTGCCCGACGCGCCCGTGCGGGCGACGGTGAATCCTTCGCCGAACGTCTTGGCTGAGTCGATCGCCACGGCGTCGACCGCTACGGTAGTATCTAAAACCGTATTCGATAGCGCCGTGGTTACATCGTCCGCCCCGGCCGCTCCTGCGCCCAGAGACGCGGTGATTTTTTTGGTTGCGAGCGTTGATTCATTGATAACGGCCATGACATGGGTCAATGTAGCCGCGGTCCCGGTGATTGTCGCAGCCACGCGCATGACCGTTGCCGTGTCCGTAGTCAGCCACGCGGTATAGGTAGCCACATCCATCGCGGTACGCACGAGTACATCCGCCGCGAGCGTGAGGGCGCCCGTACCCGCCCCGCCTCCGGCGAAGGCCCGGACCTTGGTACAGCTTGCGTTGACCGCGGTCATGAGCGTCGCCATGGTCGAGACGCCCGTCTCGAACGTGATCGTAAGTACCTTGGCTGTCGTGTCCTCGTAAATCAGCACGCCGGCCCCGGCCGACGCGTGCGAGTTGACCTCCACATACCAGCCGGTTTCGGAGAACGTCGACAGCCGGCAGTCATTGTGGGTCGTCGAAAACAGATAGGAGTAGGCGCCCAGAGCGGTGTCGGCGATCCCGACGCTGAACGCGTCCTGGACGGCCTTGAGCGCCGTGGCGGTATAGGTCAAGGTGCAATACTTCCCGGCCGAGTGTTGCCAGGATTTTTTTGCGGTCACGGCGACCGTCGAGGGTGGGAATCTCCCGAACACCTCGACAATCCGCGGACTGAGGTTTAGCTTCTCGAAGTATCTGGTCATAACGTGATCTCCCAGGTTTCAAAAAGTTGCTGTGCCGTATCATCTAGTGGACTGGCTGAAAAAGGGCCCTACCAGGCCGGGCCCCGGGCACGAACAACGGTTAGTAGGTCGAGAGCGTCGGGAGCACGATGACGCCGCACTGGGCGGGCTCATCGATCGCCAGCGTGCAGTAGCCCTTGGCTTTCATCTGGAACCGATCGGTATCCAGGGTCGGAGCCAGGGTCCCGCCACCGGAGGTTCGCAGATCGACGGGCTTCCAGAGTCCGCCACCTCGGTCGTCGATGGCCGGAAATTCCTTGTTCACGAGCTTCAGATGGATGACGTCCTCGTTGTACGCGAACGCGACGCCGATGGGCATGTCACGATCCGCATAGACGGCGACGACGCCCTGGGGAGTCGCCAGGCGTACGCCGGCAAAGCCGACGTTGGAGATCGGGCCCTTGTCGTTTCGGGCTCCGACGAGGCCGTCGGTGATAACCAGGCGTCCCTGGGATTCGATCAGCAGGGCCGCGAGGTCCGCGTCGTTCATGACCAAGTGGGTCGGGCGGGCGCCGTTGATTCTCGAGCCGCGAGCAAAGGCCTTCATGAGGACCTCTTCTCGGGACGACTCTGTCGCGCCGTAGTAGTACCAGCCACAGAGGCGATCGTAGTCGACGGTCCGCGTGCAACCGAACACGTAGTCATCGCCGGTCATGACGGCGCGGGTGGCGACGGCGCTCGGGATCGGACACCACGCGAACACGCCAGGCATGAAGTTTCCGGAGACGGACGCCGACAGGGTCGCGGACTGGTCGCCGTACTTGGAGACGTAGTCGGAATCCTGGATGCCCGTGGAGTCGGTGAGGACGGAAAAGGTCCCTCCGGCGCGGTCGACGCCCGTTACCTTGCGTACGACGGCGGACGAGGTCGAGACCGCGACGCTATCGAAAGACAGGTAGTCGCCGACCTCGATCTTTGTGAGGTCGGAGGCGTACAGGGGCACCATGGCCGTATAAGTCGTGGCGGACGAGGCCGCGAGTCGGAACAGAGGGCCCGTGACCGGATAGCGGGAGAGGATGGAGGCGCTCGCTCGCATCATGACTTGCTTGGTCACGGCCTCCTGGGCCGCGCTGGTTCCGTCGATGTAGCTCGTCTCGCTCTGCTCCATGAGGTCGAGCTGCATGGCGTCGATGGATTTCCACCCGAAGTACTTTTTCCAGGGCAGGGTACACTCGACCGAGCCGGCGTCGCTCTCGTATTCCTTCATGGTCTGGGAGAGCAGACCGGTCGTCCCGATTCCGCCGGGACTGTAGACGATGGTATGGTTGACGGTCTTACCGCCGGCCTTGACTGACTTCTTTTTCAGAGAGGCCAGGAACGGGAAATCCTTGTAGGTCGCATCGACCAGCTTCTGGTAGTCAATCTTGAGGGCTTGGTTTGAAGCGGAATACTCGAAAAATGCCATGACGGCTCCTTATTTCGCGGCGCGCAGTTTCGCCTTGATCAGCTCCGCGTAGGATTCGCTCCCGGTCACCCGGATCTCGGGCGGTCTCGAGGGCGCTCCTTTGAGGGTTGAGTTCAGAGTCTTCTTTTTCTTTGGATCGGGGGTCTCTGTCTTCTCGCTGGTCGGTGCTGCGCGTTTGCTTTCGAGCTTCCTGGTCAGGTCCAGTTCCTGCAGAACGAAATTGATAACCTCGTCTCTGGCTTGCTCGGGCGGGGGTAGGTGTCCAGTCGATCGCAGCGTGTCCTCCGCGTACTTGACGCAAGTCGCCACGTAGTCGAATCCCCGGTCCTCGAGATAGTCCCTCGCTGTCTGGATGTCTGGATGTTTCGCTGAGATATGATCGACGATCCGCGAGAACTCCAACTTGCCCGCGTTCGCCGCTTGTGTCAGCTGCAACGCCTCGAGCTCGGCCAGCTTCGCCGCGACGCGCTGCTCGACCGCCGAGACCGCCTGGGTCTGCTGGGTCTCGGTCCCGTTCAGGCGGGCGATCCGGGCGTCACAAAGCCGGCCGAACTCCTCCTCGGACAGCATCTGGTCGACGGTCCCGACCTTGTTCTGGTTCAGGGATTTGATCAACGGCTCGACCTTCGAGTACTCCTCGAGCCGGCGTTTCGTCTCGAACTCTCCGCGGCGTCTGGTTCGTTCGGCCTCGACCTTTTTCCGGAGCTCCTCGATCTTGTTTGACTTCTCGGACTCGGCGGGCTTCTCGGGCTCGGTCTCGGCCGCGACCTCCTCGGCGGGCTTCTCCGTCGTGGGTTCCTCGGCGGGCTCGGCGGGCTTCTCGGGCTCGACCAGGCGCGGTTGAAAGCGCCCCTTGTCGTCCCGGCCCTTGCCTGGCTCATCCTTGCGGGCCTCGGCGACGCGTCGCTGGATGAGGGCGGAATAGGTCTGGGCGTCGGTTACGGGGGTATCGACGGACGGGGTCGTCGCTGGTATTGCTTCGGTCGTCGCTTGCGGTGCTTCGTCGGGCATGGAGTCGCTCCTGTGTTCAAGGGCCGGCCGGAGGCATTGCGTCCATGGGGCCAGGGGGAGGGGCTGGAGATGTCCCGCCCGGCTCCGGGGGCGCGCCCTCGACCGGCAATGGTAGTGGACTGGGAGCGGCGATAGGCTGCGCCGCTTGCTGCATCCGATCCTTGGCTGATTTGATGTTTTCCTGCAGAGTAATGAGGAGGGTCATCGCCTCCTCGTCCTCTTTTAGATAGGCTTGGTTGTAGACCAGGACCCGCTTCTGGTCGAGATAGGCGAGGTCCAGGTTCTCGTCCAGACCGCGATCCTTGTGGTCGTAGAAAATCTCATCCAGGTACTTCTCGCACGCGAGTTTCGGGGCGATGAGTTGGCGGATGTACGCCTCGTGGTCGATCGAGTCAAGAATAACTATCTGGTCCGCTGCGAGCTGGGCGTCCAGTTGCGAGTCGTCGATGATCTGCTGGATCTTGCCCGGGGAGGAATCGGGCACCATGGAGACAGGGGCGATCGTGAGATCGTACTCGTCCTCGTCCAGTTCGATATCCTTCCAGGAGATGACCGCGCCGTTGATCGTGATCTTGAATCCCGGGACGGAACAGGCCAGGGCCAGGCACGAACGGCCCAGGTCGACGAACGCCGCGTCCTCCTTCTGGGAGACGTCCAGGAACCGGGTCGAGGTGATGTCGTCCATTTCATTGATGGCCCGGCCGGAGGATAGGCCCTTCGGCTTCTCGCTCGAGGCCCAGAGCTCGGACATGCCCATGATGGAGTAAGCCTTGCCCTCGCAGCGGTCGAGCTCCTGGAAGTATACGGGGTCAATGGCCGGGATCTGGATGATCTGGGCGGGAACGCCCTTCGTGCCGTTATGCTTCAGGATCTGGATCAGCTCGTTCGAGAGGACCTCGACGTTCAGCCCGCTCGCCGCGTCGATCAGGATCTTGAGCGTACCTCCGAGGTCCATCTGATCGGTTATGCGCCCCAGCAGGTAGTAGACCCGGTCCTGCAGGTCCCCGATCAGGTCCATGAGGTTATGCCCCACAAAACCCGTGTTCGGCTCGAAAAACCTGTTCGGGACAATTCCGGGGCGAGTTGATTTCCAGTCGTCGTCGACGAGCGGTATCCCCTCGTTCACGGAGATGACGTGACGCCCCTCGCCGCTCTGGGGGCAGTGCCAGGCCTCGGCGACCGTGGTCCAGTCCGTGTCCAGCTTATCCATGCGCTGTCGGCTGTCGAGGTCCTGGACCGAGGAGCGCATGATGTGGTCCTCGTGCTCCTCGTACTCGGCGATGAGTGCGGATTTGCGGACGTCGAAAAAGTGAAACCACTCGGTCGGGGCCCCGTAGTCGGGCTCATCCATGACCACCATACGCGGATGAACGCGCTCGATCCGGATCTGCCCATTGACCTCGAACGGCTTGTGATAACCGATCCCGTAGTCGAGGACGTCATTGAACACCTGGTGATTCGCCCGATAGACGTCGGAGCGGGCGAAAATCCCCTTCATCTGTTTGGTGATCTGTCTCGCTCGCTCCCGGACCGTGTAGCGGGCGCCGGAGGTGAACGCCCGGATCTTCGGGCGCCGCGTCGACAGTCGCGCTCGCATGGCGTCGCGGACGGAGCGGAGAACCGAATAGGTAAGGGTCGAGCCGTCGAGCCGGAGGTTCTTGTTCCACATCCCGGTCGGCCCGTCCCGCGTGCCCAGGTGCTCCTCGACCCGGTCCCACTTGAAAAGGCGAGTGCCCCAGGTCGATTTGATATCGGAGAGATCGCCGAAAATTCGTTCGGCCAGGTCGTCGTCGTCTTGCTTCAGCTCATACCAGGGCTGGACACTATTTGTTCCCGCTCGCCGGATCGTCGTCGCCATTGATCGCCCCTGGTGGATTGCGGTACTCGCGCAAGACGTCACGCGGCGACCGCTTCAGGCTTATCGGGGCGCTGGTTTGTGGCTGAAACGGAATCGCCGGAGAGACCGGAGCGGGCTCGAAAAACTCTACGCTCCATCCTCCGGACCCATCGATCGCGATCGACTTCAGACGGGGGTGATTCGCCGTCAAGGAAGCGATCTGATCGATCGTGATTTTATCGTCAGCCACGAGCGCCTCGAACGGTTCGGATGGATCTTCTCGCTGGCTGAGATTCAAGATCGCTGTCGTCGTCATCGTCTATTCTATTTCTCCGTTGTATCACCTTTTCCCGAGAAGGCAAGTAGTGATATGCTTCGCGCCACGCGTACAATAGCGCGTCGACCAGGTCGCAGGGGGGGCCTTCCATCTCCCGGGTGAATTTCTCGTTCCACTGGACGCCCCGGGCCTGGCCTAGTGCCTTAGAATTACTCAGGAAAAAGTACCGACCCATCCGGATATCGGCGTTCCAGAGGCGGAAATAGGAGGCCTTGTTTTCTTTCTCCGCGTACTGGACCCCGACTCCGTAGCGATGCCGGAGCTCCTCGACGAGGTTAGCCCCTCCGGACGCTGGGTCGACGACCGTGCGGATCGGACGGTAGCGGTCGATGAGCCCTCGAGCAACCTCGACGATTTCGCCCATGCCCATCCCCGGGTGAGAGATGTCCGTTACGTGCCAGGCCTTGTTGGCCGACACGGAGAACGCCGTGAGGGCGAACGCCGACTCGTCCCGGAATCCCAGGTCGATGCCAAGGATGTACTGGACGTCCAGGGGCAGAGCCAGGCCGGCCTCGTAGGTGTTGGCGCCCTCGTCGATGTGGAGAATGAACGCGTCCAGAGACCGCACCCACTCGCCGAAGTACTCACGGCGCACCCATGGGTCGGTCTGGTCCAGGGCGAGCTCCGAGAGCTCCTGGGCGATGAACGCCGCGGCCCGCAGGCGCCAGTCTGGATCTCCAGCCCACTGCGGAAATCGCGGGTTCTCGGTTAGCGTCCAGTGATGGTGCGACCACGCGGACCGGCGCTCGCCCTGGTCGATATCGTACAGGTAGCCCATGCAGGAGGCGTCGGGGGTTCCCGTGCAGATGAGGGCGCCCCGGTAGTCGGCGAGAGACGCGGCGAGGACGTCCTCGAGCAAGTACTTCAGGACCACGGTCCGGATGGATTCGACCTCGTCGAGCACGACCGCTCTGAAGGGAAATCCGCGGGCCTTGTCCGCCTCGTCCTGGTCGTTCGCGCCGAACAGTTTGATGACCGAGCGGTTGGGTAGTTCGATGAGTAGTTCGGTCTCGTTCGTTCGCGCCGCGGGGAAGTGCTTTTTTGCGAGGACGGACAGGTCCCGCCACATCAGGTCCTTGGCGTAGGCCCTGGTTTTCGCCCCGTAGCCAATGTGGGCGCCGCTGTCCTTTGCCGCGAGGTACAGGAGCAGGAACCGGTCCCCGACCGTCTTCCCCGCTCGCCGGCCCGTTACGGCGACCTTGCGTCTGGCGGGGTCCAGGATGAACGATCGCTGCTTATCGAAACACGGATCGATGATCCGGATAGGGTCGACGACGTCTTGGGACATGCACTGTTTCCGCACGCCGACCACGGCCCGGAGGACGGCGAGCTTGCGTTGGTTGGGGCCCATGGCTACAGGTCGCGGAATCCAGCGGTCCGCAGCAAGCGCACGATTCCCGAGTTCCGATGGGGAATCAGGACAGGGGATGATGGGTCCAGATGACAGGCCGCGAGGAGGTCCGTGTCGATACCGAACCCCGAGAATCCGGGTTTCACGTAGATCCAGTAGAGCGAGTTCGGCAGACCCGCCACGATGAACCCCAGGAGAATGACGTCGGACTCATCGGCGGCCACCATGCAGCGGCCGTGGGCGAGATACCCGCTCATTAGCCCGTGGTAGTAGGAGCAGAGCGCCTCCATGTCGACAGAGCGGAAAATGATCGGGATGGCCGACCAGCGTTTCGAGTCGGCCCGCATGTTTGCGATCTGGTTTTTCACCCACCCGTTGACGAAGTTCGCTAGGACGAACGCGTGCTCGCTCGGCCTGGGCGGACGGATCGCGTAGGTCGCGGCGTCGGTCACGAGTCCTTGTCCTTATCGACCAGGGCCTGTAGGCGCACCAGTTCGGCCTCGAGCGCCTCAATGGGTGTGGACTCGAGAGAGACGTCGAACTTGTCCCTTTGTCCGAGCATGTTTTTGCCGAGCCAGATCTGGGCCGTGACATTGCCTCCGAGGGCCGCGACGACCTGGGAGCGGCGCAGGGACATCCTCAAATTACATCGGGCGTTTTTAAGGACTCCAAGAAACTCGGCCCGGAACTTGCGCTTTCGGAGCGTCTCGTCGGAGATCCCACAGATGTCGGCGATTTCCTCGTCGGTACATCCGACCTCGGCGCAGCGTCTGACTTGTTCGATATCGACCACTTTTTCGGGCCTACCGCCTGCGTGTTTCTTAGCCATGGTTTGCTGCCTTTTTCCAGGGGTTTAGCTCCCATTCCTTCAGGTCCTGGATTAGCTTTCGGAGAATTTCCATTAGATCCTCAACTCAAGTATGCGATATCAAAGGTCAAAGCGCAAGTCTGTTTCATTCCCCGTCCTTCTGTTGTTTGACCAGGATCTCGACGACCTGGGACAGCAGGTCGAGGTCGACGCGGATTTGGCGGATGTCCTGGGCGAGCTCGCGGATGAGGGCGATGTACTTTTCAGCTTTCCTGGCCCGGTCCCGTTGCGCGTGGCATGCGCGCAGGAGACGCTCGTTCTCGGCGACCGCCTTATGGAGCAGGTCGATCAGTTCGTCTCGGCTCAGGGCCCCGCACCACTCGTGGTTCATCGCCGTTTCCCCACCACGAAATAATCCCGCGCTCGGAGGTCCTCGACGCTCCATCCCCTGCCGTCTGGACCTCGGCACCAACTCGCGATCGACGACTTCCACCCGGGCCTGCGGACATCCCAGCCCTCTTGATCTCGCTTATCTGCCTTCTCCCAGGAGAGGTGATCGTGGTCGTAGGGGAGTATTGATTTCCAGTTGTCGCGTTCGCGGGTCTGTGGGGGCTGTCTGGTGCAGTCCTCGCAGCCCTCCCGGAATTCGGGAATCTCGGTCATCCAGCCGCAGTTGTGGCAGTCTTTTACTTCGAGCATTTTCACTCCTCGCTTGCTGTTAGATGCCAATCCTTCGCTTGAACCTACTAAACCTGACCCTTCTCGAGACCCACCCGATCTCCCGGGAGATCTCCGGCTGCTGGGCGAACACCTCGAGCGCCGCTCGTAGGGCGCCTCGCTGGGCCTCCTCGTCGACCACGCCGGCGCGCATGAAGTCGACCAAAACATAAGAAAGCGCCCGCGAGAGGACGACCAGGAACGCGGCGCCCTTGCTGTCGGCCTCAACCATTCCCTTCGCCGCGAGTTCGTCGATGCGCTTGCGGGCCTTGACCCCGATCTGAGCTGTCGCGGTCTTGGAGCAGTCCAGGGCGAGCTCGGACAGCGCGTTCCATGTCTGGGGGCTAAACATCAGGGGCTGTCCTTGTCCGTCGGAGTTTTCAGGTTGCTCGAGTGCAGCTTCTCCGCGTTATCGAACAGGTCGACCTGTGGGCACGTAGATCGATGCGGGGTGAACAGCGGGACGCCTCCCGGGGGCTTCTCCCCGACGGACCGGATGCGGCCATGGGCGCCGAAATACATGGACCCCGCGGCGTCGGGGAGAGAGTTCAGGAGCACGCGCTTGCCCAACGAGTCCCGCACCACGACGACCCTGGCTCCACATCCCGGACAAGTGGATTCCTCGATGTCGGTGTGGATCATTTTTTCCCCTTGCGTTTCTGCTGATCGTACGCGAACGAGACGAGCCCTGTCGGCTTCTCCTCGCACGGTTCGCGCAGCGGAATCATGACCGCGATATTCGAGAGCGGGATGATTAGCGCGCCATCCTCGCCATCAAGGACGACCTCGACGCCCGAGTCCACAAGCCGGATGGAAATCACGCCGGGCATGGAGACGTCGATCAAGCGGTCCGGGAAACGTCCGCCGATAGATGCCGGCTGCTGCATGATGATTCGCTTGATTTTCATTTTCACCCCTCGACCCAGTAGAGGACGACCAAACCCAGCACGAGCGCAGTCAGGCACGCGACGAGCACGCCGCCGAGGATACTGTCGACGACCCAGTAAACCCATCTCGCCCGTTTCGGTTTACGTTCCATCTGCAATCTCCTGATCTGTCTCGCGCTCGGAGCCGCCGGTCAACGTGTTTCTCGCATATCGACCCGACACGAACTCCTTCCAGGTTATCGGGACGACGGTCCCGAGGCGCCCCAGTTCGCGCAGGTAGTCGCCGAGGAGCTGCAGCGAGGCCAGCGCGGCCTCTATTTTCTGGGCGGTCATGACCTGGTCGCCGAGGGCGCTCGCCCGATGGGCGACGCGTAGGCATCCAGCGATCTGCGCGGGGATGTCGAGCTCGAGGGTCTGGGGTTTGCAGACCAGGAATCCCGCGCTCAAGATCGAATCCAGGACCTCGCGCACGAGCGCCTCTTTTTCTTGGGGATCTGGGATCAGGTCGTCGAGCCGAACGGTCCGCATCGCGGCGAGGATCATGCGTTGGTGGTAGGCGATCGTGGCGGTTTTCACTTCATGGCCATCCTGTAGTCTGCAATGTTTGGAACCGATTTGATCGATGCCTGAATTCTTCTTTCTTGTCGGGTTCGTTCAAAGGTTTCCTCCAACTCTGCTGCGAGGTAAAATATGGAATCCATCACATCCACGCCCATCTGGACCAGAACGGCGTCATCCTGGTCGACCCCGTTCATTATCAGGGTGTGGGCTGTTTTCATACTCGACCTCATCGTAGACCATATTCCATCATCCCCCTCTGCAGACATGTGCTCGTTGATCCCCTTGAATCCGTAGCGGGACAATATTCCGACAAGAAACTGGTGATAATCATAAGAAAAACCATGAGAGAAGTTATTGAGACCATCCGATTGGAAAGGATCGAAAAATCCCAATAATTCTTTGTATTTTTTGCCTTTTTCCATGCAACACCTCCACTACAGCGAAGCAATAAGTTCTCTACATTTCAGCAGTCCGGATGACACTATGTCTGGGTCTTCTCGTTCCTCACGTTTTTTGATTCTAGCCCTCTGCTCTTTTTCGTCGGCCTCTTTTTTTGCGGCGTCCGCTTCGTCCCGGTAGGACCGATCGATCCTGTCTCTGATCCATGCCGTGTCCACTTTGTCCTTTATTTTCAACCCATTGATCTTATGCGCTGGAAAACAATTCTCGAACGTGTCGAATTTTTGCTTAGATGCTTGACGAGTCTCCTGGAAATGCGATATAACAGCCCTCAGTGTCCCCGCGGTCCCAAAACACCGCAGGACTCCTAGAATTCTCAAGCACAGGTCATCCTCCGGATTACGGGGGATGATTTGTTTAATCCCCCTCAGTATGTAGAACTTGTCAAACACCGCGGCG